CAGGACGGGGTAAAAAAGAAGCCCGTCAGCCCGCACAAGCTCAGGCATACATGTCTTACGAGCTTGTTGAAAAGTGGGTTTAATATCAGGGAAGTGCAGGAAATTGCAGGTCATTCAAGCATAAATACAACGCAAATCTATCTCCATGTCGACAACCAAGAGCTGGCAGCGAAAATGAGGAACAGGAAGTAAGGAGGGGGTTTATCAGCACACACAGAGATTCATAGGCAGGGTTTATCAGCCCACGCTGAGATTCATAGGCCCGCAAGGCCGGGGTTTATCAGCAACAAAAAAGATTCATGGCTTAAAAAAACAAAGGAGATGATTCGATATGGCTCATCCATGGCCCACAAAAAAAGACGGCGCAGATGCCGCAATTGCTATAAGGGATATATATAACACAACCGGCACATTGCCGGAGGAAATGGTGACGGCTTACAAAAAAATGCTCAAGACGGCAAGGCCGGGTGTTATCCAGTCATTTTTCGAGGCGCTGGCGAAGGAGTGCCCCGAGGCATTGAAGTTTTTTACAAAGCCAAAATAAAAAGCCCGAATAGGGCTTTATTTTTTTGTATTAATAAAATATTGACTTTTAAGGAAAAAGGAACTATAATTAAAAGCAGAACAAATGTTTGTTGCCATTTCTTTTTAAGCAACTCCAATTTTATAATCTTCATGAATCTGGCTTCAGGTAATATTTTAAAAACAAAATGGAGGTTGAAAATATGAAAGGAATGGACAAGCTATTTAATGAATTTGCAACAAGGAGGGTCGAGGAAATATGTAACGATATTGCAAAAGAGAATTGGTATTTGTCTATTCAAGATGAGATTATACAAACAAGAAAAGATATTTGTAATACATACGGTCAAGATTTATCTAAACTTTTGGATAAATATGATTATTTATGTTTAGAAATAAACTACAAAACTAACAACGAATTGTATGCTCAAGCCTTTATTGATGCGGTTAATATGAGGACAAGCCTGACAGCAAATTTGACAGTAAATTGATATTTTGATTAAAAAAATGTTCCTGTTTGGAAGGGAATAAAAAGTATCCAAAAAGATATATAGCAAAAATAGCCTGTAAAATCAATAAGTCTCCTAAATACCGATTTTACAGGCTTCTCCAAACAGGAACAAAAATTTCTAGCACAGGACTTAAAATCCTGCGGGTAGCGATACCCATACCGGTTCGATTCCGGTTCCCGGCACCAATGAAATCAAGGCTTTCAGGGTTTTCCCTGAAGGCTTTTTTAGTCCTCAAAAAATCGTTTTGACAGTATTTTTGACAGTAATAATGTTTCTCATTTTATCTTTTTCTTTAGTACATTATTAAGTTTATCTGCGCTTTCTCTGTCCATTTCTTCAAGCATATGTTGGTACCTATGTAGCATTGTTTGATTGCTATGGCCGAGCCTTTCCATTGCCTCTTTATCGGATATGTCATTCTTAAGCATCATTGTCGCATTAAAATGGCGCAAATCATGTAGCCTTATATGACGCAAGCCGTTCTTTTCCAGGAAGTCTTTAAATGCCCTGCTTACGCTTCCAGGGTTGTAATCCTTCCCGTCAAGTCTCGTGTATATTTTGCCTATTCCCCTTAATCTTTTTAACTCTGGTATAATTATACTTGGTATGGCAATTTCTCTTATGCTTTTCTTTGTTTTTGGACTTTTCGTGATAATACCTTCTTTAGTGGTGGGGACAGTATTTTTAGTAATTCTAATAATCCCTTTTTTCAAGTCTATGTCCTCCCATGTTAGAGCCAATAATTCTCCCCTACGAAGGCCGCACATACCAGCCAAAAGTATGATGGCCTCCATGCGATGCCCTTTAAGCTTATCCAATAATAATGCGAATTCTTCTTCCGTATATATCGTAGGCTCATATTCATCAGGGCTTGGAGCATCTACACCATCACATGGATTTCTTTCCATAAAACCATCGGCGACGGCTTTGTCGAAAGCCCTATGTAGTATTCTATGCTCTTGAAGAATTGTGCTTTCTGAAAATCCTATAATTTTATTTCCGTTTTTGTCAAAACCTCTATCTGCATTTCTTTCTTTATTATAAAAATTCTGTATATGTATTGGCTTGACTTCATGTAAAAACAAATCCCCAATCTCAGGATTTATATGATTTTTAATATATCGCTCATATTCCTCAATAGTTGTTTGCGCCAACTTCTTTTCTTTGCAATATACCTTCAAAAATTTTTCCAGCCAGCCTTTGACTTTAATTTTATAAATGTCCGACAAATTTCCGGCATCTATTTTATCAATTAATTCTTGTAACTTTCTTTCTACTTCCTGCCTTCCTTTTCTTCCTGGCAGGCTACTATAGACATATTTTGGTTTTTGTTTTTTGCCGGTAAGAGGGTCCTTTGGCATCTGTAATTGCCCCACCCATCTTTTGTCACTTTCTCTAAAATAAATCGAACCTCTAGTGCTCATTATCGCTTGTCCTCCTTGTTTTTAAGATACATGGCAAAGTCGAATAATTTGTTTTGATTTTCCTCTGACAGAGATTCGTAGATTTCTGTCAATTTGTTCGAACTTTGATTTAAGTATTTTACATCTGTGGCCCCTGCCAGCCAGTCCAGGCTGATATTAAATTTTTCGGCTATCTGGATTGCCAGGCTAATCGGCATGTCACGTGGTTCCGCTTCATTAGTCCCTTCATACCTGTAAATTGAGCTTCTATGCACGCCAATTATTTTAGCAAATTCTTCTACACTGTAACCTAACGATTCTCTTAATTCTTTTAATCTGTTCCTATACGAAGACATTGAAAAACCTCCATTACTTTTAAAATTTCTATTATATTATATCCCAAAAATTCCCATTTGTAAACAAGAAATTTCCGATTTATAAAAAAAGATATTGACACAAAGATAATAATTGAGTATAATAAAATTGTTCCCAGTTAGGAAAAAATTATACCAGAAAGGAGATGGATTTTATGAAATTAAATATAAAACCATTCGAAAGATTGAGGGCAGCTATGATTCTGTCTGGATATACGCAAGAGAAACTTTGTAACGCAATCGGTATGTCTTATTCTGCCTTCAATCTTAAAATAAACGGCAAAAGGGAATTTACACTCCGTGAATGTAGACTAATTGCAGAAAAACTTGGCAAAACGGTAGATGAAATTTTTTTTAGCGAAAATATTCCTAAACGGGAACAAAAGAAGGCAATATAGGAAGTGAAAGGAGGGGGGAATAATGAATTGGCTCATCCAGAAATGCCGTGAAAGCAATACCTTTGCGTGGATGCTTACCTGAATAGGTATTGCCGTAATGCTGGCGATTGCGCTGTGGTAGGGGTGGTGTGTAATAAATACAAAGGAGGAACCATGCATTATAAGCCGATACCAAAAGTAGGAGAAGTAAAGCGATACAGCAATAAGAAATACAGGAATCCTCGAAGTGGTCAGCGTTGTAAAGTTTTGATTGTTAGCCGACGAACAGCCACAATGCACAATTGCCTCATTGAGTTCGAGGATGGTTATAAAGCGGTTGTGAGTAAATGGAATTTGTTTTAATCATGTAAATACAGGGAGGGGGAGACATGGAAAGCCTGATTGAGCAGGTTCAATCACTTCTAAAATCAGCCACATCAAACATCGGAAAGCGTTTTGCAAAAACAACGCTTGCATATCTTAAAGAACAAGAAATCCTTAAAGAACTCACCGAACATGAACAATATGCAATTCAAGTGCATAAAGATTGGCAAAAAGACTTCCCTAAGTTACAAAGATTATGGCCAGTGACGCTATCGGCCTACGATTACCAATGCCCTTACTGCAAAAAGAAAATCTGGGGGCGAGCAAAATTCGTAACCGTAATAAAAGAGACCGCCGACATCGACTTGGTACTAGTGGTCTGTAAATGCGGGACGTTATTCAGAAAATTCGAAGATAAACGAGAATTGGAGGTGTAGCAAGTGAGCGCAAAAGACCTATTTCAGCGTTGGCAGGGACTCGACAATCAGGACATCGCTTTTGCAAAACTATACGGCACGATGGAAGCAAATCTAGTGTCGCTATCAGAAGAAAAAGCAAAAGCGGCAGAAGTGTTCTTTAGGGAAGTAAATAAAATTTTGGAAGAAGAAGAAAAGAAAGGAGGCAAATAATCGTGATATATGATGAAACAGCAGGTTATATTGAAACCCCTGACGGTCCTGGGAAATTTGTTGAGTTCGATGGCGCACATGGGACCGTGACGGTGGAGATGGACCACAGGCATTTGGTGATATATCCGGCAGAAATATGCTACATCAATCCAAAGGAGGCGTGAATAATGGAAATAAACACAAATGAACTTATGCTCAATGCCATAGTCAAAGAAACCGCCGCAAAGGTGGTAAACAGCTTGGATG